GTAATCGTGCCGGGCGGCATCCCGTTCCAAGTGAACGACGGTGATGACTCACATAACGTGCAGATCATCCATGACGGTACGAACCCGCAGCTCAGCTGCACGAACAACGAAGATTTCATCTTTGCGAATTCGTCGATCGACCTGAGTTTGAACCAGCTGAAACAAGCCGAGTTCATTGACCAGTCGGTGACAGAGCAGACGGTATCCAGCTCCCTCGGTGTACTGACGATTGACTACTCGCTCGGTTCATACGTGAACGTCACGTTGTCTGAGAACATCACAAGTATCGTGATTAACAACCCTCCGGCCAACGGCGCGGTCGGTTCGCTGCGTATCAAGTTCACGCAGGACCCTGTCACCCCTCGGACGATTAGCTGGACTGGATACAAGTTTGCTAAAAAAACGCCTTCACACAGCACCACCGTGAACGCAATCGACTTTGTCGATCTCTGGACTGATGACGGCGGTACCACGTGGTACTGCGCTATGGACGATAACTGGGTAACTCAGTAAAGGAGGCCCGATGGCTGGCATAAAGCTAGAAGGTTTCCAAGGAGTAATCCCACGAGTATCTGAACGTCTCCTGCCGCCGATGTCGGCGTCTGACGCCAAGAACACGAAACTGCTCCAAGGCGAACTCCGTGGCTACCGCGTACTGGTGGAGGAGGCTGACTTCTCCGGCGGTGGCGTTACACCTGTTCGCCGTGCCTACAGAGTTCCCAACACGCCTAGCGATGCGTACCTCACGTTCGATACACGTGATGTAGACATTGTACGTTCCCCACTCGTGAATGATACGTGGGACCGATACTTCTGGGCCGGAGACGGTGTCCCCCAGATGAACTCTGGTGCCAACATCAAGGCAGGGCAGGTGAACGGTCCATACTGGCTCGGTGTACCCGGCCCGGCTAATGCACCCTCTGTATCGCCCCCCGCTGGCTCTGACGAGACACGAGCGTACGTGTACACGTTCGTATCGGAGTTTGGTGAGGAGAGCCAGCCTTCCCCCGCTACGGTCGTTGCAGGGGCTTCTGCGGGCACGTGGGCGCTCTCAGGCATGGATGCGACCATCTCCGGGGAAGCGAACCGTGCGTTCCAAGGCCACCAAGGTCAGGCAGTGGTCAAGATTTACCGTACTGTGCCGGGCAACGCCTCGACCAACTTCTATTACGTGGATGAGGTCAACTACGGCACGACTACGTACAACGACACTATCGCCAACGACGTTGTTGCGTCGAATAACCTACTAGAGTCAACGACTTGGGCACCTCCCATCTCTACGATGGAGGGCTTCATCGCCATGCCGAACGGCTACCTCGTTGGCTGGGCTGGCCGCCGCCTGTTGTTCAGTGAGCCGTACCGCCCGCACGCATGGCCTGCGGAGTACGAACTGTCCACTGAGTTCGACATCGTGGCACTCGGAGTTGTCGGCTCAACCTTGGTTATCGGCACTGAAAGTCAACCTTATTTCGGTCAGGGCGTCAGCCCCGCCTCGTTCACCACCCAGAAGATCGACGCTGTCGAGCCGTGCCTGTCTCGCCGAGGGATGGTCAGTACTACAGCAGGTGTTCTGTATCCGTCGATCAACGGGCTGGTGCTCGCTAACAGCTCCGGCGTGCAGGTGATTACCAAAGACCTGTTCACAAAGGAGGAGTGGTCAGACTGGCTCCCCAACCAGTTGTATGCAGCACAACTAGGCTTGCAGTACATCGCGTTCAATGGCCCAAGCACCGGGTTCGTCCTCGACCCGCAGGAGCCTGCCGCACGGTTCGTGCCGCTGGATGGCTTCACCAACGTCGAGGGTATCGAGACCGACCGCTACACCGGCAACGTGTCGCTCCTGTCCAACGACCGCATCTGGGAGTGGGATGGCGAGAACACCCAGCAGCGTATGCAGTGGACATGGAAAAGTAAGATGTACCAGACCCCGAAACCGATTAACTTCGGCGCGGCCCGGCTGCACTTCATTACAGGTTCGGTGGACTTCAGTGACGAGATCACGGCCAAGTATTCACCGTACAACACTTCGCTGATGACGGCCATCGGTACTCAACCCGGAGCACTGTCCCGATTGAACACGCTTAACGGACAGGTGTTGGGAGGTTCTCCGGCCAATAACACAGGGCTTGTGGCCGGATGGGATGAGGCGGAGACCCGTCAACCCCTTGGTGGCTCACTGCTGTTCCCTGTAGGTGTACTGAGTTCCCAGACCAATACGGTCAGGGTCATCATCTACGTGGACTACCAGAACGGTCAGAAGAAGGTTGTCTTCGATCGCAACATCTCGAGCGAGGACATCTTCAGGTTGCCTACAGGCTTCAAGAGTGACTTGTGGCAGATTGAACTTCGTGGCAACACCACGGTGTACTCCATGCAGATCGCGGAGACGCCGAAGCAGCTGGCTATGGTCTAATGGCTCTCTCGACCAAACCAAACAGGTTCTACCCGGCGGTACCTGCCCCGACGCAAGACCTACCATCTCTCCAAAACACCGTGGAGCAGATGCGTACGGCCATGCTCACCTACCAGCGGAGCGACAACAATTACAACAAGTCGTTCGTCCGGTTCGAGGAGCTGGTTGATCTCGGCATCATCGACGCAGAGGGCAACAACACCCTGACCACAGGTACCGGCGGCGGGGAGAATCAGACCCCGTGGCTGAGCAACATTGACGGTGCCGGGTACTCTCTGAGCAATGCTCTGACGATAGAGATTCAGTCTGCCGATACCAACTACTTTACTACGTTGGGATTCAACGGCACCGACTTTGAAATCCTGATGGATGCTACGGTCTCGCCGCAGAACATGAGGGTTACTGGTTTTGTAGGCGGCGACTTCATCGTTGAGGGTACCGCAGGCGGTGGCCGTATCCGACAGGAGAACTCGGCTGATCCGTCAGAGTACATTGAGTTTTACCATGACACGAGCAGTACGGCGAGGATCGTATCTTCCGGTGCGATTCGTTTGCAGTCTACCCATGTCTCCCTGCCATACGTCGAGGTGGCTGACACCAACGAGTTCAGGAAACTGGGCAGCGTAGCCAAGGCCACCTCGTTCGACTACAGCGGCGCAGACTTCATCATCGACGCCAATGCTGGTGCTGGTGCAGCTGCATCAAACTTCAGGATCGAGAACTTCACCGGCAACTTCAGGATGGCGACGTACATCTTCGCCGCGAACCAGACCCCTACCAGTGCCGAAGACAACTACGTCCTGACCTACGATTTTGCTGGTAATACTATCCAGCTGGAACCGGGCGGCGGTGGCGGCCCAACGAGCGACCACCCCCACACAGGTGAGGTCACAGGCACGACAGCATTGACGGTGCAGGTGTCTTCGATCACAAACCGTACAGCTGTAACAGAAGTATCTGACAGCGGTATCGACGATTTGGCGCTCCATGATGCAAGTGATGGAAGTTTCAAGAAAACCCCAGTAAACTTGGTAACAGATGGTGGGTACTTTTAACCCGACCGAGGAATAGTAATGGCGAATACAATCCGTATTAAACGGTCAGTCACCACAAACACCCCTACCGGGTTGGCGCAAGGCGAGCTGGCATTTTCTGAATCCGGCTCCCCTAACGGTATTGGTGAGCTGTTCATCGGTGTAGCAGGGCCGGGCATCCAGAAGATCGCCACCCTGACAGGTGCTAATCCCGCTGAGCCGAACGATCCGGCGCAGGACAACCAGACGATCACGACTGGTCTCGGTATCGACGGCGCGGATGCTGGCTCCACTGGCAACGTCACCCTGTCGCTGGCTACGACGGAGCTGACCAATACCGCTCCTGACGCTACCGACCAGATTGTTTTCAACGACGCCACGGATGAGCTACCGAAGAAGCAGGTAATTTCAAGTGTGCCGATCAGCCTGTGGGGAGCGGCGACTGGTCAGGTCAGTATGGCCGATCAGGATATTAACCGTCCGATTCTCGAAGACTACGGCATCAAGCACCACACGCTGTCGATCAGTACTGCGCCGTCGCCGGACACCGCTACGTTCGACATCACGTTGGGTAACTCGGCGGTCATCGACCTCGAGAATGCCACCGAGTCTGTCACCCTGACGTTCAGCAACCCGTCGCCTACAGGCAACTACTGCGAGATCAGTCTCATAGTCATCCAAGGCACCACGGCCCGGACGATCAACTGGCCGGGATCGGTGGACTGGAAGGGCGGCGCTCCCACCCTGAGCACCACCAACGATGCTGTAGACCTGTTCCACTTCTTTACGGTGAACGGTGGTACCACGTGGTATGGCACGTATGCGCTGGAAGCTGCGGTAGGTGGCGGTACGGTAACGAGTGTCAACGCTGGCATCTTGACGGACATCAGTGGTACGGCCTCCGATCCGGTCGTTGATGTTGACCTGTCCGAAGCGACAGAAGCGGTCTATGCACCTGCAACAGACTACCTGCTGTTCCTTGACGGCGGTGCTCTGGGTACGGCAGCGAAAGAGTCTGGCGCTGACTTCGCTACTGCGCTTGCTGGTGTCGGTCTGGCCGCCACTGGCGGTGTTCTGGCACTGGACTTCAACGAGCTGACCGACCTTGCCGGTGCCTCGGTAGTTGGTACGGACGAACTGATCCTTCAGGACGGTGGTACGACTGAGAGCCGTGTAGCCATCAACGAGATCGAGGTCGGCCTGTTCGCCAACGCAACTACGGAATACGTGTCTGAAAACGACACGATGGTAGTCGCCGACTGGAACTGGGTCCTCGACGAAGACAATATGGCGTCGAACTCAGCCGTTCACGTACCGACACAGCAGTCGGTCAAGGCATACGTCGATGCTGTCTCCGCCAGTGAGATGACCTACAAGGGGCTGTACAACGCCTCGACCAACACCCCGGCGCTGGACACTGGTTCGCCTGTAATCTCCATCGGTGACGTCTACTACGTCTCGGTGGCAGGTACGTTCTTCACCACCCCGGTGAACCCCGGTGACATCCTGATCGCCAACAACACTTCTTCCGATGCTGCTCTCGAGTCTGACTGGGACATCGTAGTAGGTACTGAACACCCCACCGCATCTGAGACCGTAGCCGGTATTATCGAGATCGCTACACAGGCCGAGGTGGACGCCGGAGCGTCTGCCGTACTTGCCGTAGTCCCCAGCTATCTGCATAATACGACCTTCGACGGCGGCACGTTCTAAGGTGCAGGCGTGGCAAACACAATAATCCTCAAACGAAGAAGTACTACAGGTGCTCCAACAGCAGGTCAGCTCCAACAGGGCGAGCTGGCTATCAATACGCTGGATGAGAAGCTGTACTCGAAGAACTCGTCCAACGCCATCTTCGAGATCACTGACCACGACAACCTGACCAACTATGTTGCCAACGAGCACATAGACTGGACGAACGCTACTCAGAACCTCGTAACCACCGGCAGCATTTCCTGTACCGATGCGACAGTTAATATCGGGTCGAATGCTGCAACCTACCTCGATGTTGGCGAACCTACGACAACCCGTGGCGATGCACAGGACGGCATCATCCGGCTGTATGGAGAACAGACTGGCACCATCCGAGCTGCTACGTTCACCAACACCGGCTCGAACTTGCAGATCGGTGGCTCAGGACTGAACCTACAGCTCAACATGCCACTGGATGTCCTCGGTGGTTACGACTTCCGCATGAGGAACGTC